GGTGGTCCAACAACGAAAAGCTCCTCTGACGCATCCTCGAGAGCCCACAGCGGGCGCTGCTGGGTCGTCGAAAATGGAATCTCGTTCGCATACAAAACTGCTTGCGCCCCTGGGTAGTCAAGGCGCGAGGACTGAGCGACCGCGTCGGTCGAAACGGCCGGCGCGACGATCACCGCGACGCGTCCCCCTCGGTCGACCAATGGCTCCGTTGGGACGTACCGCACCGTCATGGACGTGATCCGCGCGAGTCCGGAGGATGCCCGAAGGGTCTCCATCATCGGATGCGCGTTCCACCCGGTCGTCGAGACATCGAACTCGAGTGGATCCGTCACGATTGATTCGGTCGGCGTCTTCCTGAAGAAGTCCAGGTCGGGGATGAACGAGAGGTAGATCGAGCCTCTCGCGTCCGTCGTCACGTCGAAGGTCGCTTTCAGGCAACAGCCCAAGCAGTCGTCTGCGATCATCCCGCATGCATTGAGGCCGGGGCCTGCCAAGATGGAGGACCCAATGCTCTCTGCAACCGCAGCTTCGTGGCTCGGTTTCCACGTGGATGAGCGGGGGCGCAAGACTCGTTTCTTCGCTTTGGTCGCCATCTTGCATAAGCTAATGGTTACTTGGCAAAGTCAACTGGGGAACACTGTTTATTGTTCAGTCCCTTTCGTAAAAGTGTGTTCTGGACTGATGCCCCGCCACTGGCGCGGGGCTCTATAGGACCATTTATTTAGGTGGCGGTCTACCACCCGGTTCTAATTTGGTGAACCGATATCCCCCCGGGGTCACTTATACTCCCCCACGGGTAGAGTACCACGTTGCTTCTCAGTGGTCGAGGATAAGGTTTGCCGGTCCTGCACCGGCATCTTTCCGCCTGGGGGCCTTGGGCCGCTTCTTGCCTTGGCGCCTCTTGGCGGCTTCGCGGTGTCGCCTCAACGCCGCGCCACTCTTCTTGACCCTGCCAGTGTCAGGGCCGCCTCCTCCTGGGTCGCCCAAAACCCTCGCTCCCACCATTTTCACGGTGGGCTGCGCCGGGGTGGGATTGCACCACCCCTCCCATGTCTCTGCACGAGCCATGTCCATCAGCGTGTCATAAATGCCCTCGTCTTCTTTGGCAATGACGGCGCTGAGAAGTTCCGGTTCACACTGTGCCGGTCCTCCTGAGACCATGAACTCCCGCCAGGCCGATTCTGCTGTCTTTTCAAAGCCCAGCTCAGGGACGTTCCTCCCATGGAGGTACGCCTTGGCTAGGGCCTCCCCATTTCTGAGGAGATCCAAGTACAGCGGGTCCGACTCGGTGGTGAGATACGCCCCGATTTTAAGCAGGGCGACGGCGCACTTCGCAGCGTCTCGGTCTTCCGTGCGAAGCTTGGCTAAAACGCTCTTTTCGGACTTCGTTGAGTGCGAGAGAGAAGCGAGTAGCCTTGAGGGTGTTGCCACTGAAGCGGCGGCGCCTTGGAACCGATACCTCCCAAGGAAGTCGTACGGTTCTTCAGGCTCGCGGTAAAACACCTTGGCCGTAAGGCCGATGCCCGCGTACCGCTCCTGCAGCGTTTTGAGCAGACGATTCTTCTTAGACCGATCATTCATGAACTTTGGGTTGAGCGGACTCCAGGTGACCCCATCATCCCCCCCATAAATGAGGAGGCATCCCCAGGCGGCTTCAAAAGCCTCCCGGGGCGTGGTCACCTCGGGCCGGCACCAGGCCGACCTCGAAGAAACGAGAGCGTGAAGTGTGGCGAGGACGTTCACCACGGTGTTCCCCGTCGAAGTTCCCGCCTCCCCGGAGAGCCTAGATCCAAGCGACGAAACGTTGACTCCAGTCCTCGTAACCAGAGTCGTGTCGCAAGTCTCGGCGTGGAGTCCACGGATCTCGTCGTGGTACTCCTCCGGGAAAAGGTGCAGGTAGATTTCGAGTTCCTCCTCACGCAGTGGGTCGGTGTTCGTCCCGTCGAACTTCGAGTAGTCCGATACAATGAGCTGTCGATGGTGCGCCGTAAGTTCGGCGAGATGATCATCGAGGTCTCTGGTGCTGCGTTTGAAGCCATAAAAATGGAACTTCTTGAAAAGGAAGTCTGCGACGGCGCCTGTGTACGTTCCCCAGCGGATCGAGTGGAGTTGGAAGTCCGAGATTCCTCGAACGGCGGCAGGGCCGTCGCTCTTCATCCCGATTTTCTCATTCT